TACAGGCATCATCTCAGACAGGTCCATGATCGGGAGTAAGGACAGATCGAGTGGCACGCCGAAGGCAATAACTGCGAACTGTAACATTGGATAGATGAGAAAGGTCCACGAGAACGCTAAACCGCACACCCACCCGATGAACGGACGCCAACCGGCGACGAACAGGGATGCGTGCTTGGCCTCTTGGGTGTTCACTGCGATCTGGGCGAGTTCACCCGACTTTTCGAGTTCCAGAACCTTCAGCTTTGCAGCCATTCGCTCGTCATCAGACGTGAATAGCTGGTCGATGAGGCCAAACAGGCCCGATGCTATCGGACCTGCTGCCATTAGTGCGGCTGGTAATGCCATATTACTCTCCTTCCAAGCCTGCGAGGAACGTCCGGGCGTACCCGGCCATGCGGTCGTCAATGCGATCCCTCCCGCCCCACGTCTTGTGGCTGTCACCGTTCACGATGTCGCGTGCTGCCTTGTAGTCGGTAACAGTTTCGATCATCGAGAGGCTCTTACCACTGCGGAACATGCCATCACGCATCCCGAGGAACAGGATGTCGAGTGCGATGTCCCACTCAAGGGCCAGATCGGGATTAGCCGTGAGGGGTTTCTTCAGCAGTCGCTCGAACTTCAGGTAGTTGTCATACCAAGTGATCTGCACGAGGCCACGACCGTAGTACGACTGCCGGTAAGGGCCAGACGGTAGGGCGTAGTTCGTTTTGATGATCCCCTTGGCGTGGATCGAGGCCACTGCACGCTTCGCTGAGGCGTCCGAGTAGTCCGGGCCGTACCGACGAGCGCCTTCGCGGATGGGTTGCATCCAGTTCGCGCTCTCGTGCTTTGCCGTGGCAAGGACATACGCGGTGCGCAGAGGGCTGTAGCCCCACTTGTCCGCGTACTCCACGATCTTGTTCATGCCATCAACCTGATACTGGTTGAGACGGCCATCGAAAAGGGGCCGCACTGTGTCGAAGAAGTGCTTGTCAGCCTGCATGGATCAATCCTCCGTCTTTGCGACCGGGACATCACCTTCTTTGCGGACGCGAGCAGCTTCTTTGCGGACTCGGGAAGCAGCAGCTTCGTACTCCTTCGCCTTTGCCTCGGCCTGCCGGGCCTGATTCTCAGCCGTCTGGGCACGGGCCGACACGGCGTTCTCACGGGCCTTGGTGCGCTTCTTAAGGTCGCGCACATAGGTCTCCTTGGCGTAGGCCGCGAGGATGTCGAGGGACTTCAGGAAGTCATTCATGCGCTCTGCATCGCCGTTCACGCGCTCAGCGGCGCGAGTACCGGCCTTGATCGTCTTGAGGTAGCCCTGCGGGTCTCGCGGCCACGGGAGAGCCAGCACGTTCGTGCCGACCTTAAGCGCCTCGGGCTTGGCTTCGACCTTCTTGGCCTTCGGGGCGGCTTTTGCCGCAGTGTTATTGTCAGTCATGGTCTTGCTCCTTAAAATCTGCGTCGGACACGCGATATAGCGCCCCTGTTGGGGCTAAGTCCGAGTTTCGCGAGGGTCTGGGCGGGCAGCTTCGTGCCGTCTCCCAGAGGGTCTCTCATGCGCTCAGCGAACGCTCTCTTGCGCTGCTGGTTCACAACCTTCAGGCTGTCCTGCGACAGTTCCTCGGTCCAGTGCTTGACGGACCATGCAACCGCGTCGAGGCGGTCATCATGCTTGAGGGACTGTTTGTCGCGGGTCAGGCGAGAAAGCTGGTGGAAGAACGAGAACGACGCCCGCAGTTCAAGCGGGTGCATCTCGCACAGTTCCACGTCTTTAGATAGAAGCGCCTCATCCACGATGAGACGACCTGATCCGATCACCGGCTCAAGAGCGTCGATTATGCGGAGTTCTTTCTGGCCAGAGGCCCATACGTCCTCTACCTCACACCGATGCTTGCGCAACAGCTTAGGTTTCCAGACCGATGCGAGTGCACCGTCACCGAAGTTCTTCTCCACGCTGATATGGTTAGGTTTCCACCGTTCCGCTACAGCCGTGAGGGCTTCGAGAGCATCGTCATCAACGCCTCCGGGCACTGCACCGAAGTCCACTAGGAACACGCGCCCCGCGAGGAACTTCGTGACAGCGTAGGTTGTCTCGTCAGAGCCCTTACCGGATGGATCGACTGCCATGTGACAGCCTGTGAACTTCGCGTGTTCCTTGCCGAACTCAGCCGCCCGGTAGTAGTTGTCGCTCGTGTAGAACGACTGCGGGGTTGTGAGCAGTGTGGCAGGACCGCGTTGCACGAAGATTTCCAGTGGTGCTGTGAACTCGCTGACCTGCATGAACACCAGCTTGTCGGACTTGAGCGGGAAGCGCCCAGCGTCGGACAGTCGGGTGTCGAGCATGTGCTGCAACTGGAAGTACGCGGCACCTTGGTCGATCTCCTTCTTGGTCAGCTTTTCCTCTGACAGGCCGGGAATCACCACATCGGTGTTCATTCCACGAGTGCCCGAGGGTCCACCGCCAGTGCGTAGTGACGGGTCTGCTTCCATATTCTTGCGGATCATTGGGGCCAAGAACTTACCGTAGTTTTCTTCCTCTTTCTCTGTCGGGTAGCGACCCGGCCAGATACGGATGGAGTAACCACGGCTGAACAGCCCGTTGTAAACGCTGTCGATGGTCTGGGGTGTGCCCAGATAGATGATGTCGCCATCAGAGCAGATGGACGCGAAGTCCTTCGTCAGCAGTGCCAGCCGTTCACGCATAAGTTCAGTCTGGGAGTTCTTGGAACTCTCGATGTCGTCAGCGATCAGGATGTCTGCACGTTTACCCTGCATGTTGGACGTGATGCCAACACAGGCGATGCTCGGGGATTTCTCCGGGCCTTTCATTTCGTAGTGAACGTCATAGGCTTCGACCGAGGCCCTGTCACCAGCGGACCTGTCGGGCCGCAAGCAAGCAAGTTCTTCCATGTTGTCAATGATTTGGATGACCCAGTTCGCGATCTCGGTGGCCTGTGTGCCTCCCGCAGATACCACGAGAACCCGTGCGTTCGGCTGGTGGATCAACCGCCACACCGCGTAAGCGGCTGTGATGGTCGTCTTGGCCTGCCCACGCTGGGCTTGGATCATTCGTTCTTTCGGGCCGAACTCCAAGAACTCTGAGATATCCAACTGAACATCACTGCACTCGAAGCCCAGCAACCCGGTCATCACGTCGAAGATGAAGGGTTTGAATGTGGGGTATTCCCCCCGCAGGAGGTCGAGATCGGCCCAGCGTTCAGTGGGGCCGAACTCTCTATCGTTCGGGCGAGACATTATGCCTCACCCACATGCGAAACAACCGATAGGCTGGCGTGCCCTGCCCGCTTACGGGCCTCCCGTCGATCAGCCAGACGACGCTGCGTAGCGTTCAGTTCATCCACCTCCTCGCTGTCAATACCTACATCGTTGTCCTTGAGGAACTTGGCGATGGCAGACAGCATAGCTGGGTTTGGATCACCGATCTCTGCGATCATAGCCAGCATGTCCTCCGCGACCGCATCACGGTCGAGGTTGTCCAGTGCATCCAGTTGGGCCTCGTACTTGTCGAGTACCTTGGTGAACACCTTGGCCAGCATCGAGTGCAGACCACCGAGTTCATTTTCCTTGGCTGATCCTTTCGCCATGTCTTTCTCCTTATATAAGTGCGAGCAGTGCGGGGATGCCCCACTGCAATGCGATCATCAGCACAGGAAGTGCTACGCTGGCATAAGCGATCACCTTAGTGTTGAACTTCTCGACCTTAGAGAGCCGGTCATTCAACTGCTTGGTGTCTTGCTCGATGTTAGACTGCAAGTCCTTCATTTCTTCTTTGCTCTGGTGGAGCCCCGAGAGGATGTGCTTGACATCCGCCCGGAGTTCCCCTAGAAGCGCAAAGACTGCTGCCTGATCGTTCGTCAGGTTTTCTCGATCCATTCTCTGCCTTGCAACCAGTGCCCAGCATTGTAGTTCTCGGCGTCTGACCACACGTCTAGCAACCGTGGGAAAGCAGGCCAAGGCCGTGCATCCCATGTCCATGCGAAGAACATATCGTAGTCTAGGAAGTGTACTCCTGCGTCGTTAGTAGGGTTGCGACCTGCGTTGGGTGCCCAGTATTCAGTCATTGCCTGATAGTACACCTGCTGCATCCGGTCGTCACGCACACCGTCAGAGTAATAAGGTTCCGTACTCTCTGTCGACTTAGGGTCGAGGAACTTGTTGGGTTGGTTGGTCCCTTTATCAATAGCTGCGCACCCGAACTCGGTGTACGCAAAGCGTTTCGACTTGGGTGCCCAACCAGTTGCACTGGATTGAGTTACACCCGCGATGATGTCGTAGTGAGGGTTAGTCCACCACGACTTGTGGTCCTTGTCTCGATAGCGCCACTCCGTTATAGGCGTCCGTACTTGGTTGTCCCGGTCGAATGAGTTGAGGTATTGGTAGTCGTACCGCTCCCCACCCTCGACCTGACTTTTGAGGTAGCCAAGTTCATAGATGCTGTTCCATAGGGCATCGTCAATCGCCAGAGGCGAACCCCTCCAATCAGAGAGAGGAAGGTAGTTGTCGATACCGATGAAGTCGATGCTTGCGTCAGCCCACAGAGGATCGAGATGGAAAATGCTGTAGAAGTCAGGCCCGACATTGTAGTTCTGGGGCATGAACTCCGACCAGTCACACGCATAGGTGATTTCAACCTGATCTCCG